ACAACTGCTACGGCTACCATAATAAAATACCATTTATATTCTGCTTCAAACATTTATATTCTCCTCACTGCATTTTGGACACAACAGTGTGCGTGTCATTTCTTTTACATCTGGACTTTCAAATCTTGAGTATGCATCCCATACTGGTTCCATCTTATAATAAGAATAGTGCCAACCACGCAATTGTTCTTTACGCTTGGCACTGCGATTGTCAATATTATCAGCCAAATTATCTTTATCGTTTTCCTCATGCACATGTTCTTCAACATGACCACATGCATCACAGGTAAGCGTGATATGATATGTTTTAACTGTGAAGGTATCTAAACCCATTAGTAGGTCTCTACTTCTTTCAACAACCGCTGACAGCGTTTACGCCAATCATCACGCTGCTGTTGTGCCTTTTCATAACTCAATTCATACGAGTCATTGGCAATAAACCATACCAAATCACGATACTGCTCTAACTTGGCAATCTTTTCACGGATTGCTGAAATTTTTTCTTCCATCATTCAACTCCAAAATATTTCTTTATATCATCACGAATCTTTTGAGCAGTGCCATCAATCGTAGCATGAGCATCACACCATTCCATACATTCACGCACAATTAGTTCAGCAAACTTCTCAACATCTTCTTGTTCGGCATTGCCACTAATGAAGTAGTGCCTTGGTGTTTCATGATCTACATAGTTCAACAGACCAGCATCTAGCGCAAGTTCTTTAATTCGTTCATTCATCGTGCTTTTCCCAACACTCATTCGCATCGTCCCAATGACGATCATCATATAATTTAACACTAACATAAAACCATAAGATTGTCAAGTCAAATTCTGGACCAGCATGATCACGACCAAACCACCAAGTGTCAAGATTGATACTAAAAAATTCATCTAAACCACTCCAAAATGAAACTTGTATTTCCAAGTTTTTATGTTTGGTAATGCGATAATTTCGTAAAAACTTATCACGAGTAAATACCCAAGATTTGGCAAATGGATTGCCTATACGTAAATGAAATCCTATCATCCTGCCCACCGCATTAAAAATAATACATACGCTGACTTATCAAAGAAGTAGATGGTCTCCCAGCCATAGTAGCCATAGGTGTGTGCGATCAGGGTCTGCTTACACCATGACAGTATCTCATCCATTGGAGCAACACCATTATACTGCCACTCTGTTTTTGGTAGATTATCTGCGATCACGCCCATAGCATCATCCCCACCTCATTACAAAATGTGTTAAATCTTCTGCTCGCTTAAACTTAAAAACAAACACCGTTGGCTCTACACTTATTAGTGTAATATTATTTGCTACAATATCGTTACATTCTACCCATACTGTTTTTTCAAAATTGTCAATATTTTCTACAACCCAAAGACGTATTTCTTCATATAATTCTTTAACCGTGGATGCGTGAGCGCCCTCAACAATTGTAACATTAGCCTGATGTTTATACCTGTAATTGGTATACTTGGAAAGAAACCACCATTTGTATATTTTTAATTTATTACGCCAATTACCCTCATGAATATCAAATGCTCCTGCAATCATAGCACACACAACGTAGCATGCGACCATGATTGCAGCAAATGTGATAACCGATGTTATTTCAATTACCAACATTAGGCATCGCCCTCAAAGTGATAAGTCCAACGGAATGAACCCCATAGTGAGCGGGCTTCATCTACCTTGGTCTGGCTACCAAGATGCTTGCGGATTAAGTCCAACACCATCTTGCGAGTATCCTTACCATCAAACTTACCAAACACAATGCCAGGTGCGAACTGGTCTTGTGCCTTGATAGTAGGCATCCACTCTAACGCATAACGCTTACGGTCAAGACCATGAGCAACAACCGTGTCGTAGTATTGGTCATATGACTTGATGACTTGGGCAACACCAATCCAAAAGTCAGTTTCAAATTCTTCAACACGCTTGCGGTCATCATCTAACATGAACGCCTTAGCATCATCCATCTTTTCTTCAACAAGAAGTTCAATAATGTTCTTCTCGTGAAGCAGATTGTCCTTAGTCTTGTGAATACGCAGGTACCACTCACCCTTGCACTTGACCATGTGACCATCGTCAAAGCGAACGATGTAACCTTCAATGCCTTCGGCATCACGAGTTTCATCCATAAGGTGTGCCATAGATTGTGCAGAACCTTCATAGGTCTTTACAACTTCTATGTCATACATCTCGCCATATTCTTGCAACCAACGAAGGCTGAAATACTTGCCGCTAATAGTGTTACGAGCAGCAATCAGCACAAGACGATCTTCTGGATAATCAACCACAATGCGTTGCTTGCGTGAGCACCATTCAAAGATAGGAGTAAAGCCCAAGTTATCCATGACCATACGAGCAAACTGCTCATACTGTGAATGACGAGCAACGAACTCTTCTGCTTGCATAGAGACTTCGGTAAGACCCATCTTGGTTCCCCAACGGATGCTACCATCGGGCATAGAGACAGGCGTTATCATAGAGCCGTCTAACTTCTCTAAGATAACATGCGGCTGTGAAAAGTCAATCGCACCAAACTGCGTTTCATCACGCTCACCGATGTTGAAGAACTTATGCAGACGACGAGCCATGATAGAGCCATCCTTGTGAAACAGCATACCACGACACTCACGACGAATTGCATCCAACTCTGATTCAACAGGCGGAAAGGTATCGGTCATTGATACCATGTAATTGACTACATAGCCCCAATCACGCTCAGCAATGATAAATTCATCACGACCCGCAATAGCAGGACGAACCTGATCAAGGTGAGTGATACGGGGAAATTCGTAGTGCATGGTCCTACTCCTGTTTATAACTTAATATAACACAGATATAGGGGTTGTCAAGCAATTTCTTTATAGGCTTTTCCGACCTGATTTGTGGTAATTCCAGCGTGTTTATACCCATTTACTATGGTTGTAACATAGGAATCACTAGGGCGGCGGTCTCTGACTGCCCATTCACGGGTAGATGGGGTCATATAATATACCCATGCTTCATACTTTTCACCGCCCACAAAGATTGGGACAATCTTCCTACCATACATATTAGGGTAGCTTTCAATATGATCAAGATAGCGCAGCATGGCTTCATCTGGAAGTTCCCATAGGACACCATCAACATGCGAGCCAGCGGTTTCTATAACATCAGCAAATTTATAAAATTCAAATTTATAATTTTGTAACTGCCCACGCCCAATAAACTTAGCATCACTCATAATACCAGGATCGGTTAACATGCCGTATGCAAAATAGTAGATTGGCTGACCACCAGCTTCTAGGATGATTTCGTTCATTTTCATGCTCTTTTATTTATTGGCTATGTTGCTCAAATCTGCAAGTGATGTTACGGTGCTATCTCGTTTACATAACTCAATATACTCATTCTTATCACCGCTCCACTCTACACCATTCCACCATTGGAATCCATTTAAATGTGCTTTATAGATACTACTTTTTTCATAACCACTGCCAATATACAGATGTTGCAACCCTAATGATTGTGCATATTGAACTTCGTGATGCAACATCTCTGCGCCAAATTCCCACTGCACATGTACTACATAAGCATTGAACTGACTTTCTAATCCGCCATTATATTTTACAAACTTAGTAAATCCACGTAAGTTATCTGGAAAAGTGCATCCACGCCAATAATATTCCATCCATAGGTCACGTTCACTAATCACAAATGGATCATATAGGGGTTCAAATTTTTTATCATAAAGATACTTTTCCCACACTCTTTTATATTCTTCTGTTGGCGTATCTATAAATTTTAATTCATAGTTATAAACAGTTTGCAGATACTTCCAATCTTTTAACACAATGCGAGTGCTGCGTGACTGATACCATTCGCCATTATATAATAGCCAACCATTCTCCAATGCTTGCGCTTCTTCGTGTGGTTCACACTGTAAATTAGCATGATATAGCTGTAAATTATGTTTTTCTTGACTGCCATAATAGTGGCTATAAGTAATCTTCATATGGTTAATTATATAGATTTAGATGCGGCAAAGCAAGATTTAAGTGATTGGATTATCAATTTCCTTGATGTTCCGCAAAAAAACTTAAATGATATTGCTCCTTGTCCTTTTGCAAAAGCAGCACTCTTAAACAACAAAATTCGTTTTGTTTTAGGCAGTGAAAGTGTAGTGCAAGATATGTTAATGTTCAATGCAAATTGGGATAACAAATATGAAGGCGTTGTATTAATATATCCTAGCGATATAAATGTTGAAAAGTTTGCACAAAGCGTTGATTATGTAAATGAATATTACTACCAACACAGTGGACTATTAGCACTAGAAGACCATCCACAAGTTAAAGAAAATATCGCTGGTTTACATTTTAACAATCATAAATATGCCATCGTAATTATTCAACAAGCAGAAAAATTACGGAAAGCAAGCCAAATGTTATCTATTCGTGGATACTACAAAAACTGGACAAAAAGTGATTTAGATGCAGTAGTTGGATGGAGATGGTAATGTATAATGTATACCAGCATTGGGACAAATTAAAAACATGTATCGTTGGTCGTTCTTATCCACCGCAATTTTATAGTTATATTACAAATCCACGCATTAGAAATGTAATGGAAAGAATTGCAAGCGAAACAGAAGAAGATTATCAAAAACTTATAGCATTACTAAAAAGTTTTGATGTAAAAATTTGGCGACCACGAATTGCAGATTCAATAGAATATTATAGAAAACCAGATGGTTCATATCACTCACCGCCAATGACGCCTCGTGATTATACTGCAATGATTGGTAATCGATTTTATTTTGATCAAACAAGTATACACAAAGCAAGTTATTTGCAATCTATCAAAAATATTAAGAGCGCAGGCAATGAAATTTATTTTACTGAGCATCAAGCCATAAACTCTGCATCAATTTCACGAATTGGTAAAGATTTATATTTTGGAACTGAACCCAATGAGTCAATAGAAAATGTTGCAGCTAGGATGAAATTATTTCCAGATTATCGCTGTCATGTAGTTAATACCGAAGGTCATTTAGATGGATGTTTTTGTCCTATTGTGCCAGGTTTAATCGTAAGTTTTTATGATATTCAAGATTATGCAAAAAATTTTCCTGATTGGGAAGTAATTTATCAACCTAATGAAAATTGGGAAAGGGTAGAGCCATTTATAGAATTAAAAGAAAAAAACCGTGGAAAATGGTGGGTGCCTGGCGAAGAATTAAATGATGAATTTACTGAATTTGTAGAAAGTAAATTAAGCGATTGGGTTGGACAAATTGACGAAACTGTCTTTGATCTCAATATGCTTGTAATCGACAAAAAAAATGTAGTATGTGTTAATTATAACAAAGAAATGTTTGATGTATTTGATAGATATGGAATTACTGCTCATGTTGTTAATTTTAGACACCGTTATTTTTGGGACGGTGGATTGCATTGTATTACAAGTGATATAGATCGTGAAGGCGTTATGGAAGATTATTTTCCAGAACGAGAATAATTGGCGATCACGGATGGACTCGAACCATCAACCTGCAGCTTAGAAGGCTGCTGCACTATCCGGTTGTGCTACGTGACCACTGGTGGTTCAAAGATATCACGAAGAATACTTTCCGTCAAATCGCTTGTAAGGTAATTATAATCACACTTATAAGTAGGGCTATCAGTTAAACGACGCGGAATAGGGTGATGCACAATACGAACGCTTGTATCATGTGGAATTTTACTTACTGCAGCTTGATGATCTTGATAAAGTACCATAGCAAGAGGTCGTTTAAAATTATAAATCTTCGCTAGATTACTTGCACGACTTACAATATACTGACTATAACCTGTTTTTAGATGTGCATCTGCATAAGGGCTATCTGCAGCAATTTCACGCTCAGTTATGATTTTAACTTGCGGAAAGTTCTCTAAAATTTTGATACACTGCATATCTTCAACAAGAAAAAGAACTTTCATCTAATACCCTTAAAAAATGGCGGACAGGGTGGGATTCGAACCCACGGAACCTTGCGGTTCGCTCAGTTAGCAACCGAGTGCTTTCGGCCTCTCAGCCACCTGTCCGTATATAAGAATGGTAGGCAATGACAGAATCGAACTGCCGTAGCCGCTGTGTAAAAGCGGAGTTTTACCATTAAACTAATCGCCCAATTTCTTATTATCTTAATATACTTATATTATTCGTTTTTGTCAAGTGTTATTTTCAAAAAATTCTACTAACCAGGGAAAAAGTGGGCGATAATCTGTATTACGTCTGCGGTCAATTTCTTGCAAATAACGTTTTAAATTAGCAACACTTTCAAGATTAATTTCTGATGCAGATATTTGTTTAAAAATGCCTGTTAGATAATCTAACATAGAGGCATCAAACCAGTCAGTGTTTGGCATTAATCTTAAAATTTTGTCAAAGTCTTCATCAAAGAATCCACGACCAAATATATCACAACGCATATATGCAGGATCAGTTACTGACATAAAGCATAGGTAAACTCGTCTGATATTATTCCATTCAGCAACTTTTTCAAGTAGTTCTGGCATATACTTAATACTTAAACCGCATACTGCATGGTTGATTTGCAATCTTATCCATTTAAATTGCAGTAGCTTTTCAAAGTTTCGCTGCCATTGTGCCAAATCTAAACCAGTGCGAATATATTCTGCATGCGGACCCCAACAGTCTAAACTTGCAGTAATTTGCAACCCTTTAAGTTTACGTTTTGAAATTAATTGTTTAAATCGCTCAATATAATAATCCATGCGTTTATCATCGACCATTAAATTAGTAATAATTACAAATTCACATTCGGGATTAGGATACTCTTCGAAATGATCAAGACAATTTATAAATTCAGGTTGAAAAAATGGTTCACCGCCTAAAATATGAAACTTGCGCAATTCATGACTATTCTCTCGCATCCATTCCCAGAATAGCACAACCATACGATCATAATTTTTATTGTTTTCCCATTCATGGTCCCAATTTAGCGAATTAGTATTATCAAATGCGCCATATTTTTTATATTCGCTTTCCCACTTTGTACTAAAATGTGGTCCACAGTAAAGACAACTTAAATTGCAAGTATTGTTAAAATAAACTTCTAATATACGAGGTATTACATGTGTAGCCGTTGGATTTGTTTCTAACTCGCTTGGTGTTATATTCTTAAAATTTAAATGATGTTGGCGGTCACTTGTACCGCCCGCATCTTCTATTTTAAAACAATAATCACATCCGCCTACTGGACGTTCTCCACGTAGCATTTTAGTGCGATCTTCAATCTTTTTTGGAAGATTGTGAAAATCTTTAAAATTTTCTAAGGTAAGCGGTAGCTGATCAACTCGATGACAACTGCTTGTCATCGAACGACTTAGCATAATAGTACTCCATGACCACTTAAGCAAACATGCAGTCGAGGTCTTAATTGGAAATTCTGTCAATGCATCAATTACCTAAAACTTCGGTAGCCTTTTTGTAAAGTGCTTCACGTTCTTCGAGACCAATTGTGCCGCCATTAATAATCTTAGTAGCCTTTACACAATCGCCAGCATCAGCAGCTTCATTGCAACCATTTTCTTGAAAGAACCAAGCAGCCGAACGAGCAGCACCTTCTGGTGTTGATAGATAATCACTGTCATTTACTAGGTCTTTGCCTAATGCTTCGCCGCAACGAGTATAGTTGCTTTTGCCAGTTAATTGAATTAAACCACGACCACGGAAACGATAACCATCGCCACTTGCTTCATCACCATTGCCCATGCGTGATGCATAAACACGATTAGCAATCTTCTCTGGTTGCTTTGCAAAGTCGTTTGGATCAACATCGTGAAAGTACTTTGGAAATACTTTTACGAGTGTTTCTGCCTTGTAGTTAAGGTTTTCACTTACGGCACTAAACATGCCACTTTCGTGACCACACTGTGCTAGGAACATTGCCTCACGAGCAGTGGTATTGATTTCAAATTCATGCATTGCTTCATTAAGCGCATCCACAAATTTGTCTAAATTTTCTTCTTTTGCGCCGTGAAAGATTTCTTTGAGTTGGTCAATGCTTGCCATTTTAAATTTTCCTTTTGGGTTATACTACTATTTACCATTACCAATATGACACCTAAATAACTATATGTGTGTAGTAATCGCCAAATATTTTAGTGGAACTGGTTGGGTTGGGGTTAAAAATCGTGACCGCAATTATGTACCTGACCTTTCATTCCGTAAAAAACAAAATAAAAATACAGAAACTCTTTATTTTTGGGACGATATCACTCAGTATTGTGAAGGCATGAATGATAGTGGCATATGTGTTTTATCTGCATCACTTATGGTGTTAGATGATGAAAAAGAAATCACTGTTCGCACTAAGACACCAAGTAAAGATGGTGTTAAAATTAAGAAAGCACTTAAACTTACTGATATTAAAGCAGTATGCATGAGTCTTATTAAACAAAAATTGCCTGGTTGCACACTTATTTTTAATCGCGAAGATTGTTATCTACTAGAAGGTGCATGGGCACCAGGCGGCTATGAAGACAAAGATTACAAATACAAGATTGAAAAGATTGAACGTGACCAAACTGTTGCCAGAACCAATCATGGTGTATGGTTAAAGTGGGCAGGTTATCAATATGGCGCAGATGATGCTGAAAGCATGAGTGCTATTTCAAGTCGCAGTCGTTTGTTAATTGCGCAACATGTTGCAGATAATGCCGAAACGCCAGCACAACTCATAGACTGGTTGACTAAAAAGTATGTTGATAACTGGCAGCTAAACGCTATGCGATTAGCAGATGAAAAGAAAATGATGCGCACAACTGCACAACTTATGCTAGTGCCAAAAGACCTAACAATGTTTGTGCGTCCTATTCAAAGCAATATTAAGTTTAACTTCTGGAAACTTAATGGTGCAAAGGATAACAAGATGTGGGTTGAATTGCTAACTAATCGTGTGCTGCACACTGGTGAAGATGATCCAAGTATTCCAAGCAATCTATCACACATCGAAGATTAAACTGGATGATGGGCTAAACCCCAATCATGGTTTTTCCAATACACGCCAAACAACACAGCATCTTCGCTGTTATAAAACAACCACTGACTAGTCCAACCATGCTGTTCATTAGCATAAGGCCATTGATTACACGTAAACTTAATACTATTTTCCTCACACCATTTATACATCTTGTCAATCCAAAATGACTTAGCATAAGCGGCATGAGCAGCGGGCAGTGTAATATCAATTTTATAAGTTTCAGTCATTGCAAAAATTCTATAAACTTTCTTTCTACATACCAATCGCGATACAACTCTAACGCATCTTCTAATTGTATAGGTAATCGTAAATGATTGCAAATTTTTTCATATTCAGCAATAAATGTTTTTTCACCTAAAATAAAATTGTCAAAGTTAATTACAAATGGATTATTTTCTTTAATAAACTTTTCATCTAATTCGTTTTCTCCATCACCTAATACAGGAAAATTATTATTATTCAATTTAAATTTATCTATTACATGTTCTAAATTTGAACTAAGATGAATGTGTAGAAAATTTACTTTTTTCATTTTATTTTGAATTTTAAAGATTGGCTGTTGAACAAAGTAGTTATAATATTCAATAGGATGAAAAGAAACTATCCACGATTTGTAATCTGAATCTTTGTAAAAATTTCTAATATGATGATTTTTAAGAACAGTTACTGGTCGTGTATCATGGTGGTTTTTCCAATTTCCATATTTTTTTTGCAAATTACGAAATGTGAATATTTCTTTGCGACTTGCATTTTCATTATCTTTCAACATATATGGACAATAGGTTGAACCATGCAGTGATAAAATGCTGGAAATAAAATGACCACCATATCCTGGTTTGTATACTATAACAGTTAATTCTTTATCTTGCATCTTAATACCTATGATTGGTGTCCGCAGTCAGATTCGAACTGACAACACAGAGATTTTAAGTCTCTTGACTCTACCTGTTGGTCTATGCGGACATTGTTGGTGGGCCGGATAGGACTCGAACCTATGATCAGACCGTTATGAGCGGTCGGCTTTAGCCGCTAAGCTACCAGCCCCTTTGTTAAACTGTGCCATACCATTCGCTATGACGTTTCTTATAATCCCAATATGGTTTTAGTATCTCATACCATTCAGGAAATGTCAAGGAAAAATTTTGATTTCTAATTTTATCCAGTTGTTCTGTTTCTAAACAAAACTTTGGCCAGTAGAATTCACAACCAGGCACAAGACTATTCATAAAATTTATAATAGGATTAAGATACGGTTTAGATTTAAATTTATCAATCACTGCTTGCTTTACCATTTTTGGCAAGTGACGTATATCATAGTGATCTGGATCATATACAAAATTTGTAAATCCAGCATGTATATTTAATTCTCTTTCGATTCCCTCTACTGTCTTATCAACATCCCATAAATTAAGTACGCCAATAGTTACTGATACATAAACTTTCATATTTTCTGTAACATTTACATAACTGATAAATCGCTTAGCATTTTCTATAACAGTATTAAAATCACTCTTGTGGCGTACATAATTAAATTGTTCTGGAATATAAGAATCTATGCTAAGCCCAATATTAACTGACTTGAATTGTTGCAAGATATCCATATATTCTGGTTTCCAATGAGTGCCATTGGTATGCAGTTGTAGTGATATATTTTTGCTGTATCCTGTGGTTACTGCTTCATTTAAACTTTTCCATAAACCTGGCACCATCCATGGTTCGCCACCATAAATGTCTACGAATTGTAATTTTTTGTACCAATCACTAATTACTGGCCAAAAGTTAGGATTGCCTATGTTGAAACTATCTTTGATTGTTTCAAAGTTTTTGATATAATCTTTAAACGAAACTTTTTTATCCGTGAACAATGCATAGGCATCATGATACCAGCTAGTGCTAGTAGCTGGATTGCAATAACGGCAAGCACTATTACACGCATTACCTGGTTTAACCACAAGAACAAGTGGTTGATTTGGATCAGGTTCAAGATCGCCAAAGGCTTCATTAAAAAGTTGACGTGGTGATAAATTTCCAGTATCTTCTCGTTCCCAACAATCACTGCATGTAGGATTACGGATGCCGTTATCTAAATCACGTGCAAGATTACTGCGGTCTTCGGCTTTCCAAAATTTATCAATACTGTGGTTATCAATTGTATTGCCATCTCTTTCAACACGCAAACTTTGTTTGCTAATATTACATACACAGATATCACCATTATTTTGAATAGCAAGCCCAATATGCGGCATTACACAAAAAGTACTAGATTTATTCATTAATTACCTCAAATAAATTATTACCAAATTTTTCTACATTGCCAAATAGATAATCATATTTCAAGCTATCGGCACAAACAATATTTCTATCAACTATATATCGCAAATCTTCACGACCACACAATAAACGATCTTGACATAGTTTAACATTATCTTGCATAATGTCTACACCATAAATTGTAGAAAGTGCTGTCTCAAACGGTATATTGTTTTCAAGTTTACGAATAAGAACTTCACTTAAGAATTGCCCATCACCACATGCAGGATCACAGAATGTTTTAGTTGGATCACTGAATAATTCTTGTGGCAATGTATCTAATATTTGTTGTACCAATGGAGTTGGAGTAAAGACTTCGCCTGTTGCTTTTACTCGCAATCTGTCGCGCTCTACTCCACTCATATATGTTCTTTCTCTAACATGCTTTATAACATGCTGAATCATCATATTATCTGTCATATAATGGTACAATAACCTTCTTAATTTCTAGAACTTCATCATCTGTTAAATCTAACATTTTGTACAAATATTCATCAGAATATTTCTTATCAAAGTTTACGAGAGGCACTAACGCAAATTCTTTGTTTTTTGTATTCTGTGAGAATTTAAGCAATGCTAAACCAAAACGAGCCACATAAGATTCTAGGTAATCATATACAAACTCAACATTCTTTTCATTTTCAATAGAAACACCAAAATCTGTATCTTTACCAGCACCATAATCTTCACGATTGTTCCTTAGTGGAATAAACGTATAAAAATCATCATCGGTTGGACGAGTGCCACGAATTTTACCTAGCAAAGCCTTGAGCGTTCCTACTTCTTTCGAAATGACATCTTCTAAAGAACCATGCTTTTCAACATATTTTTCATATTTTGTGCGAATTTTTGCATAAACAACAGGTTCAATTTGTGTCATTGAAATATCTTCAAGCGGCACATCTTTATAAACATTACCATTTTTATAGGTAATACTTTCTATATTTTTTGTCTTGCTTGGTGTTTTTTCAAGAACAGTGATTGACAAATCATTCTGAATGCCAGCATTTTCAAAAACTTCTGGATTTTCAATAAACACTGAGCATACATTATTCTGTATGTTATCAATCATGATTTTTACAGCATCTTTTTGACGGTCTTTTTTATTAAAATAAGTGGTAGCAGGTTGAATAAATGCCAACACTCCGCCATCTTTTAATAAATCATATGATTTATTAAAAAATTGTTGATGCAATGCCGCCCGCCCATTATATGGTGGATTTCCTAAAATAACATCAAATTTATTCATACCATAATCTTCCATAAAATTTTTGTTTGTAATGTTTGCTAGCGGTATACCAAGATTCAAATTCTTGTTTACTGCATGAAAAAAAGAAACCATAGATAAATCAATGTCATTATAATAAATGTTTTTTGGATCAATATCAATATCTAATAATTTAGCTTCTTGGATAAACCAAATTAATAATCCGCCACGGCCACCGCATGGGTCAAATATTGAGATACTCTTCCCCTTTTCAATTTTTGACAAAACATTTTTAGCAATGCGTTTCATCACACTGTTAGGTTCTGGTACAAATCCATCATTGGTGCGATAAATTTCATCTGTAAATTCTTCAAGGACAAATTCAATATTGTCACGGTAATCATTGAATTTTTGAATCCAACGGTTTGTAAACCGCACGTCAATTTGACCTTCTTGCATAACTTCTGGAAAATATTCAACGCCGTTTCCAATAATATTAAGAACTTCCTTATTATCCGTTTCTATGGCATCATTGACCAATGCAACACACTGAGCAACAGTTTGTGTATTATAGATAAATGCCAAATAACGACATTTTGCAATGAATAACAACTTCATGTTATTCCAATTTTGATCGGCATTCTTACTCTTATCAAACGGCAATCCTAGCTGTTCAAAAACTTGGTTGCCCTTATCTTTTGCGTCACCATTACCATTTTTTGTAATGTTGATACGCTTGCTTTCAGTAGAAACTTTATTATTAAAGAATAAATCAAATCCTTCATAAGCCGATGTAAACTTATTGCATTGGTTAATACCGTAGTTTCCACGAGCATTGAGTTCTTCAAGAATTGATGAAAATTCAGGAATATCTAGACGAACCCACTTGCCGTTTCTAGCAGTAAAGAAATTATAATTAGCTAGAATTGATTGAATGATTTCTCTAGCACTAAAATCTTCATTACGCTCTAGTGAAATCTTTTCTTCAATAGTAACCATGATATTCATTGATGCTTCTAGGTCACCAATAAACACACCACAATTAGTTTTGCCTTTATACTTACGACCAATGCGACCAGTTGCTTGTTCAAAGAACTTTACACTATCGCCTAATCTACGCAAGAATACAAAGCTGCCTAATTCAGGAATATTTGCGCCTGTGCAATCCTTATTACAGGTCAATGTTAATGTACGACCTGCTGCATGGGCAATATCATCTTTGCGATCACCCAAGTCATCACTATATGCCTCAAACACATCGCCTTCAAAGATGCCATGTGTGACCAATAAATTTCTTAGGGCTTTGATATAAACTTGTGCACTTACATTATCTTTGCCGATTGGCAAGGCAACCATAATATGCTGCTTTGCTTTTTCACACAAATCTTTGGCATTATAGATGCTTAATGGATCGCCATTTTCATCAAATTCTGATGAACCAAACATGCGCTTGAACAGCCAAAGAATTGACTTTTCATAAAGAAACTTTCCAGTCAATAAATCATACGTGAAAAATTTATTCCATGTAAGTCCATTGGCATCATCAGTCCAATTTGGGTCTGTTTTAAGTTTTTCAATGATTTCTTTAACGTCAATTCCATAAAAGTTAAAGTCAGGATATTCCCTAAAATCGCTGTTTGGATTTGTGCGCTTATCACGGTAAACATCGTTTCGTGTAAACAACGCACGTTCAGTGACATCAAAATATTCAGCCGCAGCATTGCCATAGATAAAATCATATGGTGTGCCAGTTACGAACAACTTGAAACATTTTTTGCCAAATGTATCGTTGAGTTTTTGCCACATCTTATTGTCAGCATTGCCCAACATCTGATGTGCTTCGCCAATACTCAATGTGCCAATACGCTTTTCTAAACCAGCATAGCGTGAATTGATAAGATCAGATTTTTGTGCTAGATCATGATAGCTACCAAATAGCACAGGCACAATATTTTCGGCGTGTGTCTTTGGAATATTATCGACGCAATCGACGAGTTTTGCACGAGTATTAATCATGTGCATAGCAGCAGGACTGCAATCTTTCTTATAGCTATCATACCATTGCTTGGTAATATAAACAGCAATTCTGCTATAATCAATATATCCATAACCAGCAACATTCATGCCTGAAACTGTTGCAAGTTCGTTCATAAGTTCGCTAATAGTGCTAGGGATAGTTGCTACAGCAACATTAAGTTTCTTTTTGCCGTGCTTCTTAACATCATGCAGGTGGATCAATAGCGCAAGTGTAGAAGTTTCCTTGCCTGCACCAGTCGCAGCAGCAAGCAAAAACTTATCAATATTTTCACTTGTTTTGATAAAGCTTTCGACAAGATACTGACGTGCAGTATAATTTTTTAGGGGAACTTTTGTAGAACCGCTCAAGATAGCTTGATGAGCCAAATCCCATTCATAAGATAGATTTGCTCTCCAATTTGGATTATCAAGCAATTCTTTCGGAATTGGATGAACTTCTAAACTCTGTTGTCCACGAAAGTTTAGTTTGCGAACACGTTTTAATGGCATCAATGAACGAATTGCGTTGTCATAACCTTTGCGAACTTGTTCATCAGTTAATGTAGGATCATATTGTGGATCACGACGAATTGCATCCGCAGTCATATCCCATACGCCAAGAATATCATCTTCGCGAACAAGACCACGGGCTTTACCCGTGGTCTGGCTAGCTGCATAATCTAGTGCTTCTTCAAGCGTAGCACAACGATGATCGCCATCCTTGACATAAAGGTTTCCTTCCGTATCAGATACAATTATTGCATACTTCCACAGACGATTATTGGCGTTTATCGCAAACAAGCTAGTAGACATATTACTTTGCTTTCTTTTGTGATTGCTTGAACATTTTATACAAACCAAGTTCACGACCGAACGCTTCGATCTCCCATGGTGCATCCCAATAGTTCATATCTTCTGGATAATATTTTCCGTCAAAGCGATACATACGCTTGCGGTCGTTGAACCCAAAATCGTCACAAGCATGTTGTTTGACGTGAACCATCTCATGGGCGAGCGATATTAATACGCTGCGCTCGCCCAAGTCAGCATCAACCGTGATAGTAAATTCGTCACCATCATCGTTCACACAATCGGCTTGGTTACCTTGACCTTTAAGGTAACCCTTTTCAAAGTCAAGATATACGTCAATATCATCATGGTCTGCCATGAGATAATCGGCATAAAATGCCATAGCAGCCCGTACCGTTTTGGTAGAGACTTTGGATAGCTTGCCAGAAATCGTAAGATACATGTGAACCTCTCCATTGCTTATACTCTTAATATAGCACGGATTTAGGGCTTGTCAAGCCTTTTGATTCAGTCGACGCTCTTCTGCCATGTCTTCCAGTGCCATCTTCAGCACCATCTCAGCAGTCTCTTCCTGCATGCCTATGTCGACGTACCGAGCGATCAGATCGCTGAGATCGGCATAGAAATCTTCAGCGTAGGGAGTTTCAGTGAAGTCCATGCTAGTCTCCTCATTTCCTATATTGCTATAATAGCACCATTTTGGATTCTGCCAACCGAAATTTTGTAACGATCTAGTTAACAATCCTCACAAGATCATATTCAACCACGACAGCGTTAGTCCAGAGATCATGTTCCTTCTTGCGCCATGCCATCTTAGGATCGGTGAAATCGTATCCGTTACGGTTCTTGGAATGAGAACGGATCTCAAGCTCTGCTTTTTCACGATTCCTGAAAATGGCGCCAGCATCTTCATCCTTGCCAAAGGTTTCAGAGACTCGTTGTCCAACATACCAACGGTTTCCAGAACGGATCCTATAAAGCTTCATAGCTAACCTCTCGTAATACAATAATAGTGTTCATCGATTATCTCCTATGTAGATATTTAATATCTATAATATGACAATTAAATTAAAATGTCAAATTATTTGTAACTTGTGGTACTAGTGTCATTCTGCATTGATGCTGAGCCAAGCCTGGCGTTCTACTGCTGCCTTGCGGATCTTCTCGTAGTCTGATCCCTTGAAAGCAGTGATGTCGAGGTTGATATACCCTTCTTGCCACAGCTCCGGCTTGATGCTCTCAAGCCCTTCCGTGTCCCACATGACCGCCAGACGGTCAATGCAGCTATGGCTTGCCAGAAATCGTGAGATACATGCGTACACCTCTCCATTGCTTATACTCTTAATATAGCACGGATTTAGGGCTTGTCAAGCATTATTATCTCGTCAAACCCCTCAGAAAGTTGTGGAATTTCAAGGTGTTGTATCATACTATCTATTACATCCTTTGGAATTTTCTTACCCCAACGACTATCAAGTCGCCGTTGCAATTCGGACTCATCTGGCGTAGGAAAAAATACCCCAATCTTGATCCATTCCTTGGGTAGCCGTGCTAGCCGCAACTTGCGATGCTTGGCTACCGTGTTGGTTTGATCCCAGACAAGGGTCTTATCTAAATTGATAGCAGTCTGCACTTGAGAGTCACAGAACTTTTGTGCATAGCCAATAGCCTGACTGAAAATCTGGTCATAGGTCTTGCCAGCCTTAGCAGCGACAGTTTCAATATACGCATCGCTAGACGCAATGATTACATCTTCAAACCCTTGCTTAGTAATCCACGTAGACTTACCAGAACCTGGCACACCAATTAACATATAACACTTTGTCATTTTACACCTATCATTTCAACTTCACTGTCAGTTTCAATCCAAAGTTTAGCACCACATTTTCGTGGTTTGTGCGGACTATACACCATGCGAGATGGACCCTTGATATCTACTTCCATACAGTATGTTACCACACCATCCTGTTCAACTCGAACTACAGGCTCGCTCTTATTATATTTAGAGTTAGCCTGTATAATGTTTCGGTTGATATGGATAATAGTAGTCATATCAGAAATTACCTTCGGCAACCTGTAACACACGAACGCCGCATGCACGAATTGCATCAACAACCTGCTGACGGTCATCAAACCATAACCAGGGCTCACCATAATCGCTACGGATTTGTTCAAGCAACTCTACCTTGACGATGCTATCCTTGCGATAGTCTTTTTCACGCCGCATATACAGCGCATCGTAATAGATATCATTATCTGCTAACCACTTCTCAGTTACCGCACGAGTTTCCCCACCACGCCCACTACAAAGAATAATGCGTGTGTTATGATTTCTGTTATCGCATAGATTGAGTAACCACGCAATATCTGTATGAACAGTATCGTTAGCCATACCAGCGTTCCAAGCCGCCCAGTTCTTTGGCTTGCTTGCAACCCAATGCTTACGATGTTCAGTGTTGGCAAGGGTGCCATCAATGTCGAAAACGATAATCTTGTTCACTTTAACCATTCCTTGTGATAGTTAATAAGGGTCTTGATTTGGGCTTGGATAAGTTCACCATTAGATAAGAGACCTGCTATATACGAGTCATAAATCATGTTCTTTTTGTCACAATAAAGTGATACTAAAAAGCGTAATTTTTCCATGTCATACATCGTTAGCGTTCTCCTTATAACCCAATATAACACATATTTTAGGCTTGTCAAGGGTTATTTTTCACTTGACAACCCCTACAAATATGCTATATTAGGTTATAGCAATGGAGAAAACGATGCGTATTACATATGATGATTTCTTTCTGCTTCTTGGGTTTTCTTTCCTAGCCTATTTTGTGGGCAGCGGCAAAATCTGGGACACTATTATCTACCTCGGACATCTTTAATAGGAGAATACTATGAGTAACCAACGTGCAGGCAAAACCCACAGTGCAGCCCTAGTTGATAGTGACAAGGTTTCCCTTACGTCGCTTATCAAGTTCTTAAAAGAAGCTAAGAACGATTTGGAAAAGTGTGGCGATCAAGATGCTGCTATTCGTTTTGAAATTTTGGCAGACTATCTTGTAGAGGACTATCGTGGTGGTGGCTTCAAATATTCTAGCAAGATGATCGGATTGTAATAACTACCATATGACCGATTGCAAACCGTTACGCCGTTGCCTATGCTGCGGCAATCATAGCCTTAAACTTACGTTAGACTTGGGTTCCCAACCGCTTGCCAATAGTTTCAAGGCAACGGTTGCGGAGCCAGAAAACACTTATCCACTTGCGGTTAATTATTGCGGTGACTGTTCGCATCTACAATTGACTCACGCCGTTGATGCAAATATTATCTTTAAAAATTATCTTTATGTGAGTGGCACTAGTCTCACTATGCAGAATTATTTTGCATGGTTTGCAGATTTTGTCATGGAATATTTTCCAGATGTTAAGCCTCGCAGAGTGCTAGAAATTGGCTGCAATGACGGCACACAGTTAAACTATTTCAAGAAGCATGGATTAGAAACTATCGGTATTGATCCTGCTGAAAATATCTATCCAATCTCTTCCAAGAACCATAAAATCATCTGTGACTTCTTGACACCAGAAGCCTTACTTAAAGTAGGCAAGACACCTGATATCATCTATGCACAGAATGTATTTGCGCATCAGGATGATCCAGAGACGTTCTTAAAACTGTGCCGCAATATTATGAATTCTAACACGCTACTATTCATTCAGAATAGTCAAAGCGATATGATACAGAATAATGAGTTTGATACAATCTATCATGAACATCGTAACTTCTTTAGTGTGAAAAGTTTATATACACTTGCTAATAGTGTTGGCTTAAACATGATTGATGTGTTCAAGGGAACCATTCATGGCGGTAGTAATATCTTTGTATTCTCAACAGATCAGCATAGCCCTGCTCGTATTGCAGCATATCTTGATTGGGAACGCATTCATGGTCTGCATGATTACTCAACATATCAGAGTTGGGCAGACGGTGCTAGACGCACAGTTAATGACCTTTCAATGGTCCTAGATGGGCAGCGCAAGGCTCACCAGCGGCTTATTGTAGGCTATGGAGCACCTGCCAAGGGCAACACACTGCTTAATTTTGGAAACATCAATATGGACTTTATTATTGATGATAATCCACTTAAGCAAGGCAAATTTACGCCTGGTATGAGCATACCTGTTGTAACAATTGATGAACTTAAAAAATATCCTGATCGTGAAATTTGTTTTGTGCCGCTCGCGTGGAATTTTTTTGACGAGATTGTTGGTCGTATTCGTAAAGTTCGTAATTTCAAAGGCGATGTGTTCGTCAAGTATTTTCCAGAGATTGTAATCTCCTAAATAATCATAGGAGATTTAACCATGAACAACGATATCAGATACACAATGCTAGTCCTAGAAGGGCTTGAAATTAACCATCGCATGGACAGCGAAGTGCTAGACATGATCCGTGGTCTTATGGTTGAAAATGAACAAATTGATGAAGGTATCCTTGATACTATCAAAGATAAGGCCGCCGCATTTGCCGACAAGGTAAAAGATAGCGCAAAAAACATTCTGCCATCTATTACACAAAAATTTGATAATTTACTAGCGCAGGTTCGTGCTAAACAAGGCGATGAAGCTGCTGATGCTATAGAAAACGAAATGAGCAAAAAAGGTGGCAGTAATTGGAAAAATAATAGTGTAAAGATTGCGGCAGCACTTGCTGTTGCAAGCACCCTAGCACAAGCTACTCCATCACAAGCACGTGATATGTATATGCGTATGTCACCATTTCAAGCACAACAAATGCAAATGCAAAATCAGGCAAATTGGTCACGACACCGTGCAATGCGTGGACAGGATTGGGAATACCAAAGAGAAATGCCACGTGGATATTATCAGCAAAATCGTGGTGGTGGTGGCAATGATGCAGCAACACTTGCTATTGGTGTTTTAATTGGTGCCGCTCTTGGTGCTGCTATAAATCAAGCACAACAATAACACAATAAATACCCTATGCTCATTAAAGATATCATTACTGAATCAAAACTATTACTTGAAGGTGGCAACATGTTTAGTGATGCTACTGATTTTGATCAAAAGTATGCTGCAAATATTCTTAAAGTAGTAAATGGTGCGCTAGCTAAAACTGGAATTAAGGTCATGCCTATTGGCAGTGGTGCTAATCCTACGCCTGGCGCAAAAAGCGGCGACTTTGATGTTATGGCAGATGAAGATGCAGTAAAATCTGTATTCAACACTCCAGACGGCAAAACTGCTCGCAAAGCACTAAATGACTACTTGCGTGGTCTTGGTTTTGATACTGCACAAAGCGGTATAAATGTTCATATTCTTGTTCCGCTTCCAGATGGAACAAAAGCACAAACAGATATCATGGTGACGCCACATGCTGAAACTATCTCTAAGTTTCATGTGCATAGTGTGCCACAAGGAAGCCCATATAAGGGCAAGAATAAGATTATCCTTATGAGCATACTTGCAAAACAAAAAAGTATGTTATGGAGTCCTTGGCAAGGTTTGTTTAAGCGAGACGAAAGTGGCAAGAAAGGCGAGTTCATCTCTAATGATATTGACACGGTTGCTAAAACGCTGTTAGGCGCAAAAGCTAGCGGTAAAAATTTAGGAAGCGTAGAAGGCATTCTCAGTGCATTGCCGCCTGATCAGGCACAGCAGTTACTTGCTACAGCAAAAGCAGATCAAGCTTGGGAAGAAAAAATTTAAAGAATTATTCTTGTTCTGTATAAATTAATTCTTCAATCTTGCGACCAAATTTTGGATAAAGTGTAATTCGAGTGTGTGGCAATCCACCATCATTGCGATCACCAGTGTAACGAGCAATTAAAACTGGTTCATAATCTCCATCAACTGGCGTACCGTTTGCCCACTCTTTTAATCCTACTAAATTCCACTCACTTCCATCAGGCAGTATTTGTAGCGGACCTTGAAGTATTGTAGTAACATTGTCTATGCCATTTTCATAATTATTATCGCTGTAATCAATACCATAAACAGCTTTCATTTTTAATAATGAGTTATCTACTGTGCGATAAACAGCAGTTGCGCCTTTAACAACTCCATTAGGAAACTTTTTACGCAGAGTATCAATAAAATCTTTAACTTCTGGAAAATCTAAAAATTTACTAATGCCGCTCCACTGCCCAAATTTCTTTGGTGTTGCTGGTGTGCCTGCTTTATGACTAATCCAAGCAACGGTTTTATTGTTTTCATCTAATATTTCAAAATCACTTTTTGGTGTGCCAGTTGTATTTTTTACAGTAGCAGCATTAACAAGTTGATGACCAACCCACAATTTTATATATGGTTTATCTTGTTTTGCAATTTCAAGTTGTGATTGCAAAGAACTCATAGCAGTTCGTTCTTGAGAAAGGCGTCTTTCACTTTCTTCGCCACCAAATTCAGCGGTTTTAATTATTTTAGTATTAGAAAAAGTCTCATCACTATCTTTTACTTTTATCTTGATAGAAGAAGATGTTAAATTTCTTAACCAAGCATCTACTTTTAATAATTCTGCAGGATCAAATACTATATCTTTAATGGAACCATCTTTTGTTATAACTTTAAATGGTTCTTCGTGTTGAATTTTATATAAGAAAAGTGGGATTCTATCTCTTCTAGAATCCCCCTCATAATTTTTGAGTGCGCTGTATGATAACGCAGCCATTTCATCTAACTTTCTATCAATAAACTCTCTTGCTCTCATAGTATAATATTTATATTAATCAAAGCAAGAGAAATTTTCAAGCGTCTCGTGAAATATAGTGATGACGAATCTTCTGTGGCTTGAAATATTTTTCCACAGTAGAGAATACAAGTTCATTCTCAAATGGCTTGCATGAGAACACATCAATATAGAAATTGCCATCATTGTCACAGAAGTGGCCAGTAATGTTAGAAGTTTCAATCATCTGACATAAACTGTAACCAGCCTTGTCCGCAGCATGGGTTGCAAAACGTTCAATCCATGGTTCACCAAATGCTGTCATGTCAATAACAACAACTAGTTCCTTAATAAAGTTATAGATATTTTCCCGTGAACCGATAAGTTCCTTATCGCCAGCGGTGCAGTCTAGTAGTAGGTGATAACCCCAAGTTTTGCTCATGCCAGTCTCCTTAATTGATAGCAGTTTAGAGAATTATTTATAATACATAAATCGTCTTATGTCAATTAAATTTTATATTAAATATTGAAGAATTAATTTTTTCATCTTTAAAATCGATAGTTTTTAATATATCATGTAAGTCGTTATGCAATGGATGCTTTGGTGAAAATATATTTAATTTTTCAAACTTTTGCTCATTCATTCCCCACACCAAAACTTTATAAAATGTTATATCTGAATTATTGCTTTTTGCAAATTTAATAAATTCGGGAATATCTGTATAATTTAAACTACTTACTACAAAACTACTGTTTAATATAATTCTATTATTAACTTGTCGTATTTTTTTTATGGTTTGTATACCTTTAAGAAAATCAATCCAGTTGCCGCCTTTTCTTACAACTGAATAAATTTCTGCTGTTGCCGCATCTGTGCTTACTTCTATTAATCTTATTTTATTTGCAATACTAAGCAGATAATCTTCATGTCTTGATATAAGAGTAGCATTTGTGTGTATATCAAAATTTATATTAGGATATTTGTTAAAATCAAAATTTAAAAACCAAGGCAACATAGTATGACTTGCAAATAATTCACCATTACCAACAATTCTTACATAAATTGTTTCTTTGGCATCTTCAAAAACATAACTTTCTAATCTTTTTAAAATTTCTCTGGTTTTTTGAGTTTCTGTATTATTCTTATGAATAATAATATCGTCTCTGCACGACGGGCATTGCAAATTACAACTTCTATCTATTTGTAGAAGTATTTCTCGCAAATTTAAAGACGTTAAATCATTGGTTGACTCTTTAAACAATTTTTTAATTACTGTGCCTGAAAGAATATTATCTTGTATAAATGGGCAAACAACAGCATCACACAAACGGTATGAACCATCAAGGATACTATCTTTCATTATGTTATTATTAAGTAAAGATACAAACTCTTCTTTGGTTTCTATTTCTAAGATATTGCCTATTGGTTTTTTAACATAACCATCACATGAACATGCATACAATAAACCAGAAGTATCAACTGTTAGATTTGTCCACGGTGCAGCACAAAAACCAGTTACTGTTCCAGTTTTATTAGTTCTTAATAATTTTTTAATTTCATGCATCAAATTATTTATATTACGGAAAACCGTTCATTGATAATGTTAATCAACTGCTCAGCAACATATATTTGTGCTTTTTCGGATGTATGATACCTAGCATCGCCGCCTTCTAAATTGTAAGGACCGTCAATGTTAGCAATGTATTTTTTATCTAACCATGAAATATCTTCAACAAACTCTTCTGTAATGAGTTTATTTGGAAAAAATAAAAAATTAATATTGTTATCTTGTAATTTTCTTAAAGAATTACTAATGCACCAACAATCTGTTTGTCTTTTAAAATTTGGATCATACAAATTTAAAGTATAATCAACCAATGATTTTACAATTTTACTATCAAGCGAATAAAATGAATTTAATCCTTCTTCTTGCCATATTAAATTATTAATACTTTCGCTTATTAAAACTGGATTTACCATAAAATTATTTTTTGTAGATAAATCAGGATGTTTACTATAGCTAATATTTGCTATTCCACGGTTCTTTTTGTATTTTCCAGAATTTTTAGATTTTGAAAAAATTTTCCATGATTTCAAATATATTTTAGAAATGCGATTTTCTGGTAAGGGTATTTCAATTCTATCTGGAGTAGTAGAACCAATAATTACAAAGTCAGCATTTCTTTTAATACTTTCTTCAATTTGTAAACAAATAGCACCATTGCTGCAACCACTACGACTTAAAGCTAGTAATTCTGCATTATAGTGTTTAGCAATAATTTCACTAAAATGTGTATCTGGATAGTTTAGTGTTGGTGTCATCCAACTATCGCCACATATTGCTAACTTTTTCATAAAAATTACTTATTAGGATATACACCTAATTTATGAAAACATTCGGTTAGTCTTTGTATCTGTGATAAACAATCCCATAGAGCATGGTGTTTATTATTCTGTGGAATAAAATGATCAGGAACTAATTTATAAATGGTGCGAGCGTCTAATACTTGCCAGAAATGCCAAGGTGATTTATTGTTAAATTGCCGGTTACAACTTTCAAGAATTGTAAAATCAAAACCAGCCCCATTTGCCCAATAACGATCAGCACCAGTAGCCCAAGTATTGATGCCACGCATGGCGTCTGCTAGTGGTAAACGATTGGTGTCTGCAAAAGCTTCTGCTTTTGCTTCATCAGGTTGTTTAGCCCACCATTGGACTGTATCTTCATTGATTTCACGCTTCTGTGATTCAACATCTACTCTGCAGTAGAAGAAGTCCAGTGTGGTAGGGTCTGCTACGGTGGCATACTTGCCCATACGATCAAAGGCAATGCCAGCAATGGTTAAAACTGTGGCGTCAGGTGTGTTGCCTAACGTCTCGATATCGATCATTACATCTCTGTGTTTCATATTACTAATATACACTAAAATAGATGTATGTCAAGATGTTTTTGTGTGGATAGAATAAATAATATTGTCAGTTAATGTTTGGAGTATTAACCTATGTCTACTCAAGAATGGCAATGCATTAGAAAGCATGTACCGAATTTTATGGTATGGCCAGAAGTTTGGATGGGTTGTCTTTTTGGTTCAATTACCGGCGTATTACTTCTAGAGACAATATTAAAGTATGTCGTTCAATAAATTGGAATTCGCATGGATTTCTTAAAATTAGTTGGTGAAGTTGGATTCCCTATTGCAGCCGCCTGTGCAGGCGGTTATTTTGTATTTTTAACCCTAAAATTTATTCTTGCTGGTGTAACTGGCTCTGTTAACGGTATCAAGGGTATCATCATGGCTCTTGACAATCGTGTTAAAACTATGAACCATGATGTTATACGTATTGATACTCTCATGAGTAATGCTCTTGGAGTTCGACCAGACCTTGACCGTATTGCTCGTGCAGACGGCAAGAATGACGCAAGGAGAGATTAAATGGTAGAGAATTTCATATTAGCAAGTTTGTTTATTCAACTAGCAATTATTACATACATCGGTAAAGATTATCTATACAATTAAAGGAAAAGAAAATGAAGAAGATTATTTTAGTAGCAACAATGTTAGCATTTAGTACAAGTGCTTTTGCAGCAACAAAACCAGTGGTCAAAGCACCAAAGGCAAAGGTTGTACATAGTGCGTGTGACCCTGTAAAGAATCCAACTGCTTGTAAGAGTGTGGTTCATAAAAAAGCACCAAAGAAGAAAAAGAAGTAATTAACCTTTTGTTAAATATTTGGTGGTAAACTAATGAAGTGGAAAATGCACAGTATCCTTATCGTGTTGAAGAACACCATCGTATAAACGGTAATCGATATTTTACTGTGTATTTCCACAACAAATTAATAGTAATACTGCGCAGTAAAAAAGCAGCAGACGAATATATAGAATTAAACAAGAAGTATAAAGAGAAATAATGGAAGTGGGCATAGCAGACGCAATCAACAAATATGGTTTTCCTATCATAGCAGCCACTGGAATTGGCTACATGATTTATTATGTTTGGACTTGGGCTACAACAGAAGTAAAACCTGTGCTAAGCGAAGCCAATACCGTGTTGATTGGTCTTATTGATCGTATTCGTATGTTAGATAATGATCTTATACGTCTTAATCAAAAGTTAAACATCGTGCTTATGCTACGTGGTAAAGAGATTGAAAGCCAACGCCATCTTGATGATGCCGTCGCAGATGTTGCTGCAAAGGCAAAAGAAGAAGAAGTGCAACGCACTCTTAAACGTTCTAGTAAGAAAATTCCCAGTGATGCTTAATACTTGATAGCATCTTCATATATTTCTGGAAATATTTCCAAACCATTTTTATTAAATCTTTTTTCATGCATTGCTATTGATTTAGTAAAATAATTATGAAAATACGCATCAAATGGCAATTCGTTGAATAGCTGCGAAAAAATATTATTATTATATTTTTTAATTATTTTTTCACGTAAAGTTGGTGTGGTATTTGCTAGACCCCAAGGACCGTTGGCTTTGTCCCAATCTAATTGCGTTTTTGAATTATAACTTTTCATTTTTTTGAGCAAAATAAAAATTTCATTAAAGTAAAAAGCATTTAGCGGATTTGCAGTATAGTGTATGCCAGGTTTAAAATTAACTCTCTTATCTGAAATTATTTTTAATATATTTTCTTCAACCTCTTGGTAGTTTAAATTGCTTCTAATGTAATTAAATCTTTCACCAATTCCATCTATACTAAAATATAGTTCTATACTTTTAAATTTTGAAGCTAATTCCCACCATTCTTCATCAGGATAAATTGATCCATTTGATTGGTATAAAACCTGAACATTTTCTGGATTTTTTACAAGTTTCAAAATTTTCTTGTGAAAATCAATATAAAATGGTTCTCCACCAATTAATTTTAGAGTTTTAAGATTGTCTAAATTCAATGATTTTATTTCATTAAAAAATGTTTCTTGTCTTATATTTGGAGTAAATGGTGTTTTATTTTCACTTCTTTCTATTTTTGCAATTGAACTGCTGTATATTGGAGAACATATTCCACACGCTGCATTACACGCATTACTATAATCTATATCAAGATATACCAATTCATCATTATTAAGATTTGCATTCATATCTTTATTTTGTAATCTAGGGCTACTGTTATTACTTGATTCTTTAACATAGCATAGCGAACAAGCATCAACCCAATCATCGATATTTTTCCAGTTTATATCATCAATTGAATTTACGCTGCCTTGGTATCGACAACATGGAGAAAAATGTAAAGACTTATCATCTTTTTTATCTGTAATAAAAAGACCGTTTGATAAAAAACTACAAAAACGGTTTTTCATTTTGTGTTGGTCCTGAAAACTCCATCCCAACCTTCACCAGGTGGATTAGCAGCCATTTCCGTGCAGCGTTCTATCCACATCTCATAGTAGCCATCCATTTGACCACCAAATGAACCCATCAATTGTTTACAAGCTGACGCAGCAGTCTTAAAGTGCTGTGAACGATAATCATCCATCATATTAAGATGAGAAACTTTTGCTGCTGCGTCCACAACAGTTAATACAGTATGAATATTCACGCCTTCTTTCTTGCCCTTAACGGCAATGCAATCTAGTGGTAGCGTGAAGTAATCATTTTTTACATATTCATTAGTCTTATCACCAATAACCATAGCAACATGGTATGGCTTGCTTTGACCTTCTAAACGACTAGCCAGATTAACACTATCACCGAGACAAGTATAATCAAAGCGTTGAGCGGACCCCATGTTGCCAACGACCACAGTACCAGTGTTAATGCCAAGACCCATGCCGAAAGGTGGGATGCCCTCCGCTTGAACTTCTCTGTTAAACGCATCTAAACTCTCCAACATTTGTAAGGCTGTTTTTACCGCATGTTTTGCATGATCGGCGTCATCAAGTGGTGCATTCCAGAAAGCCATCTGTGCATCACCTATATATTTGTCGAGTGTTCCTTCATTTTCAAGTATTTTAGCAGTCATCGCTGTCATATAGCGATTCATTATTTTGGTAAGACCTTGAACGTCACTACCGTAATGCTCAGAAATTGAAGTAAAGCCCCTAACATCGGTAAACATAATTGACAACTCACGTGACTCTCCGCCTAATGCTAATAGTTCTGGATTCTTTTGCAGTTTCTCAACCATTGCTGGTGATAGATAAGTTCCAAATTGTTTCTTTATTTGCTGCTTTTGTAAGAACTCAGAGACAAACTTAACTCCGTAGGCATGCAAAGCAACCAAGATGATTGTAGCAACAGGAGCGGTTGCGTCCCATAACTGTAGAGTGTGACTAAACTGATAC